TGTGCAATCAGCATATATGCCATCACCTATAATAAAATCAATTTCATGTTTTCCGTTCTTTTGATAAGTAAAAGGTATTTTATTTTCACGTAAAAAAGTTTTTAATTCTTTTTCAAGTTTAATACCACTTTGATTTGCTTTCGATGCATCTGTTAATTTTTTTGCTTTTGCCATTATGTAAAAAATCCCTCTAAAGACGGTGTTTGTTTCTTGTGTGATTCTATATTTTTGAGATTATATTTTGCAGTCTCAAAAGTAAAAGCAGGTTGTTCTACAACAATTTGTTTTTTAGAATCGGTTGAATCTTTCCAACATAAATCTTTATCTTTAGGATAATCCAAAGTCCAATTTAATGTGGAATTATTCTTCATAAGTTTTTTTGCTTCTTTATTCAAAGGGTAGATGTATCTGAACATGTATCCTTTGATTTTCTTGATACCTTTCGACTTCATGAAGTCTGTAGTCAACCAGAAGACTTTTTCCTTACCTGAAAATTTTGCATTTTCTTTACACAATGCTTTGGTTGATCGTGGATGCAACTTCTCTCCATTCTCCATCATATACACTTGAGTCCAATACTTCTCACCGAAATAGAAATTCGATGCCTGATACACATAACCACACTTGCCCATTATACCATCTGCCATTGTGTATAGAAAAAGACACTTGGTATTTTTCTTCATCCATTTTACAGTTGCAGATATCATTTGAGATTCAGAATTTTTTGGCATGTCATCGTCCATGCACATTTTACCAATCTCAAAATAGTCTTTTGATGTTAAACCAGGAAACATTTTATTAATAGTATGCATTGGTTGTGTTCCCCATCCCAATGTCAAAACACCTTTAAGTTCATCATCAATATAAAAACCCAAAAAGTGTTTTGTTAGTGTAGGCATCACAGGCGAATAATGAAACTTCTGTATAAATTCCGATGCCTCATACTTAGAAATATCTTTGATAACATATTCAAGTCGCATATATTATTCGTCATTCATTTTGGTAATTCTGTCTTTGTGTATAACTTCGTGGTTGTCAGGCAATTCAGTTTCCTTTAATCGTAAAACTCCACTGCTAATAAGAGATTCTATACTAGGTGAGGGGGGTAAGTCAACCTTTTTCTTCTTGATTGCCTTTTTAGGTTCTTCGGGTTCTTCTTTTGCTTTCTTTAATGCTTGGTATGTTTGATTAGCAGCAATCAGTAACAGTATTGCAAGTGGGTCAAATACAATAATGATAATGAATATAACTAATCGTACTGCCTTATCTATAATGTCTCTGTCGTGCGTACCGTAGACCACTTCTGCCACATATTTGATCGGTCCAAAATCAGATTCAGCCTTTCTAATTTCCAACGATACAGGTGACTTCTCTTCAATAATTTTTTGGATGGCCTTTTGCGACCCATCAATTTCATCAGTAATTCGTGTGCGCTCTTTCTGTTGGGCTTTGCGGATTTGGTTCGACCTCTCAGCTCCTTTCTCGTCCGCCGAGCGTACCATGATTTGGTCAACCGCCGCATCCAACTGTGAGAGATTTTTGCGATTATTCTCGATGGTTTCTTTAATCGTTTTAATCTTTTCTTCATAAATGAATTCCTTTTCAAGCAATGGTGCTAAACTTGTTGAGTGTTCAATGTGTGCTTTGGAAAGATAACCGAAGATACCCATCGATGTGATTGCCATCAGCAGTATTACAGCAACAAGGAAGTAGTAACGCATCATTCGCACACTAGCATTCCAATTGTTATACAACCACGATACAGTTACTAACTTTGCTGCTTCAAGCACCGAACCCATAATGATGATTGGCCAATATGAACCAGGAAATATTTGTGCAAGACCTATTACTGAATAATAGGCAGCAACAATAGACAGTGCTATTGCTGTGAGAAATGGTAGTATAGCATGTATCATGGATTACTCTTAGAATGGGGAACATCAAATACAAATGTAATACGAGTTACATCACCTATATTTTTTGTTCCATGCATTAATTTATTGTTGAACCAAAGTAAAGTACCTGGTTCAACAATCACCGATTCATCACCAACGAAATATTCATATCTACCTTGTATTGATAAATGATATCTATCTCTGGTTAGGTAATATGTTCCTTCATCAATGTGTCTCCCCACTGTTGCTCCAACTGGTATTGCTAAAAATCCACATCGTGATACAGTTTTAAAATGTCGTTTTAGAAATCTAATTATCTCTGTATGTTTGCTATATGCTGGTGTTGGAATACACATCTCAGAATCACCAACGAAGTCACCTTCCTTTGCAATAGCACCCATTATTAATTGTATCGTATCAACTTCAACTCCATTTTCAAAGATATAGACTTCAGGATCAAGATGCTTTGCACCTTCCATTGTTTTCAACGCACCCCAATCTTCTGGATGCTGTTTGATTTGCTCCAATATCTTTTTGACGTTGATACCAGTTTTGATTACACGAATGTTTTTCATCCGAAGAAACTTTCTAGTGTGTTGCCACTTTTTTCTGTTTCCCATCCAAGACAATCAAGAATAACTCTGATGGGTTCAATAAATGATTTCTCAAATTGAGTATCATAGTCGATATACTCTTGTATGTCAAACTCTTTGGGTAGTCTATTGGGAAAAGATATCACCGTATCCTTGATTGGATTAGGCATCTTCAACCATGCGAACTTCAACTTCTCACCCTCTTGAATTAGAGGATATTTTGTCGTAAGATTTTTTTCTCGTAGATAATTATTGTAGAGTAAAGCACCCTTCACATGAATCGGTGTTCCCTTTTTATATAGGGTAGCAGAATCAGTGTATTGCTTCAATCCGTTCACTCCACGTGGAAATGATATATCCTCTACTGGTAGACTTCTAAACTCTTCTTTGAATGTAGCAATAAAAGTTTGAATGTCTTCTTGAGTTCCTGTCATCATTAGTTTTATCAACTCACGCATCTTATCACGCACAGCAGATGGTGTTGATGACTTAATCATTTCCAAACCCATCACTTTCATGTGCGGTTCGGAATACTGAATGCCTTCATTGTTATACACATTAAGAATGTAACGCTTCTTGGCAGTCCAGATACCTTTGTTTGCCAGAGCCTCACGTTTCATAATCATTTTTTGATCGTAGGCGTGAACATATTCCGCAAGTTCAGAATAACTCTTATCAATATACGGTTGTATTTTAGTTTCACATATCTTGTCCATGAAGGAGATAATCTCAGGTATTTCCTTCTGTGTTTTAATTGTAGATGAAACCAATGGTCCAAGGTTGAGATAAATCGAATCTGTGTCTGATGCGATAACATAATCTTTCTCTGTCTTTAGTAGTTTGTTTAAATATACATTTAGTTTATTTTCAATCCAACGAATAGATAACTGACCCGCCATAGTAACAGCAAGTGCAATACGCAAGTCATAGAACCGAAAATACTGTGAACCCATCGCACCGTAGGCAGAGTTCAATGATACCTTCTTTGCCAACTGAAGATTATTATATCGTGCGACTAACTTGCTTATTTCCTTCTTCTTCTCTTCATCCTTTTCGTTTTCATATTCTTGTTCTGCTTGAAGCATTAACTTCTTGAACTTCTTACGATCCTTATACATAATCTCCATCATCTCAGGTAAGAAACCTTGTTTAGTGGTTCTGAAGAACTGACCGTTTGGTGTTAGAGTCACACCATCCATCTCACTGGTATCAAGTTCTTTTCTCAACAACACATCCACATTTGCTTGTGGTGCAAGAGCAGTCATTACATCATTATAATCTTCTCGTTGAACCAAAGTTTCTGGTGAGATGTTATACTGGACAATCAAATGAGGATACAATGAATTCAAGTCAAACGATGCAACCCAATTGTGTAATCCAACTTGTGGGTCTTTGACATACGCACCTTCAAACGCAGAGTCTTTTCTGTTCTTCTCTTTCGGAGGAACAACAATGTTTCGTTCAATGAGATGATTGTATATCAACGAATCCCACATACGTGTTTGAGCAAAGACATCTTCATAGTTTGTCTTTGTGTCGTATGCGAGAGTAAGAGCCAGTTCAATAAGTTTCAGTTTGTCTTCCAACTTAACAATCAGTTCAACGTCTTTGATGTTATAGTCAATAAACTTTTGATAGTTCTCTTGATAAAGTTGTGTGAGAGAATCATATTCATCATACGCAATTTTACCGATGCCAAGTTCTACTTGTGCAATCGCATCGAGTCGATATGATTCTTGTGACTTACCACCTGGTGCATACCACTTATACAGTTC